ACTTCAAGTAAGGCTTGTTGTGGGTCCATGCCACCTTCGACTAATTGACCAAATGCTGTTATAACTGCTGTATATTCTTCAAGCTTCATATTTTCTTGTTGAGCTCTCATACGTTCAGCAATTAGATGCTTTTGAGATTTAGGAATATTCATCCAGTTAATAAGTTCTTCTGGAGTAATGAAGTCAGCATATCCGTGAGAAGCTGGGTCATATTTCATTTGTAATTCCATCAATTGCATCGCAGCGTCTTCAAATGATTGGTTAGACCTTGGAGCAGCGTTGGTTACGTTAATTTCAATATCCTCTCTAGCAATTAGAGCAGTTGGGTCGAACTGTAGAGCGTTTTCTGCATTAGTCTGTTCTTCACGAATTGCTTGATTGTCTTGAGGATAGAAAGTTTCTGCTTGTCCGTGAGCCATATAGAATTGACACATAATTTCAATCTCTTTACGAATGAATCGGTCAATATTCTTAATTCTATTATTATCACGCATAGTTGCACGGTCAACTGCTTGTTCAACCCCACCAGTGGTTTGAATTGAACCGTAGTTACGACCCAAGTATGCGGCATCTACTCCAGAAACGTTTGCTATGCATTCTAGGAGATATTGACGGAATCCGTCAATTGTTTTCGGTAAGTCAGGACGTTGTGCAAATGCTTGTACTAACTTAGGGTCACAGTTAACAGTAAACGCTGCATCTGGGTTATCTCTTTTATTTTGATAATTAGCAACATTGAGTCCTGCTAAAGCATTGATGAATTCTGCAGGATTCTGATTCTTAAAATAATGTGTTGCTTCAATAGAATCTAATTGGTTAAGTGTAATTACCATAGATAACACCTTATAACATTTTGATACTCCCCAGAAATTATTTGGAAGTTTTTCATCATAAAGTGGTACGAATGGGATAATATTAGGTTCAATATTTGGAGAAATATCTAAGATATTCTTACCTGCCATATAAATAACATCAACTTTTGGAGTTAAAGTCATCATTCCTGTTTCAGGGTTTTGAATCATTCTATTAACTCTCTTATAACAGGTGATAAATGTAACGGTAGATGACATATTCTTTTTAGAAGCATCTGCCTGGACATTGTTATTTATTGAACCATAAGCATCGTTAGCATTTTCAATTGCATACATTGCAGGTTGGAATCTAGCAATAGATTTTAAGAATTTCTTAGATTTTCTTTCTGCAAAATATAAGTAAGACATTTCTTCTACATTTTCTGCAGATGGGTCTGGAAAAATGTTGGAAGGATGGTATGCTTTTGCTTGAAATTGAACGTTTTTAGATGGATTGAAATAGTTAGATACATCTGCATAATCTACTATATTTTCATTCCAACCGAATAGTACCCCTGAGGTACCGTGGAGGAATGCATAGTCACCAGCTTCGTCATTTATTTGGTCAATGCCAGCGGCAGACCATTTCATTGAAAAATATTTATTACACAAGTTAGCAATTTCACGAGCATCTAAAGATAGAGCTCTGAATTCTCCTTGGAAACAGGTAGGCATAATCGAAGCTTTGGTTGCTTCTTTAATAATAGTAATAGGATTATGTGTAGGAGTCTGTACATAGTTAGGAATCTTACGGTTATATGCTTTCCAAATATCAGAATGGTCAGCAGCGTCTAAAATTTTGAAGATTCTAGCTTGTTCTACTTTATAAGAATAAGCTTCTTCAAAATCACGTACTAAATCATCTACGTTATATTCAGTAATTCCATATTTATCTAAAATATCTTGAGATGTAGCAATTTCAAGATTTTCATATATTTGCTTATTATAGTCTCGTTCATTCATAAGCTACCCTCCTACTTAATGAAGTCATCACCAATAATGTCATTATAAATTTCAGCTTCATTTGCATTAAGTAAGTCTCCAAAACTAAGAGAAGTTTCATCTTCTTTAGGTTTTTCTTCTAAACTAGCAATTTCTTCTTGAACTTTTTGCATAGTAGCAGCATTTTTACGTTGTAAAAGAAGAATTTCACGTTCTTCTTTTTCTGAGACTGGTACAATATGTAAAGTTTTGGCTATTGTAGTAGTCATTTTGAGGACTTTATCTAATTTTTTGTCTATTTTTGACAATAATTGTAAAATTTCTTCATTTTCCATAACTTTCACCTTATAGTTTATCCAAAGTTATCAAGGAATTCAACATTGGAATTTTCTTGTTCATCATCTGTAGATAGATAATTATACGTTTTAGGTTTATTAGTTCGTATCATCATCTCTCTCCAGATGTCATCAAAAGACGCTGGGTCTTCTGGAAAAGATGGAAATGGTGATATCAAGTAACGAAGGGCATCAGGTAGATGGTTATTTTTATCTTGAGGTTTCTCACCTTGATTCTTATCATCTCCAAGAGTTCGTTCTTTGTATTTATATCTTGATAATTCGTTGTAAGTTTTACGGCAAGTGTTAAAAATCTTCAATCTTCCGTGTTTCGCATACGTATAAACCTTATTAATAGTAGGTGCGAGAGAATCCCCTTCACAATCTAGAGCTGGTTGGAAGATGATTCCGTGGGCTCTATACTCATTTATCCAAGATTTTCCAGAAACTTGGTCTTTATTACGACCTCTAGGGTCGCACATATTAGGAAAAGCTAGGAGAGATTGAGGAAAATCGTCGCATTCCTTAATCTTATTTGCCATATAATCTATCGGATAGTCTTCTAACGACTCTTCAACTTCATCATATACGTAGATTATCTTATTTATAGGGTCTAATGCTCCGACTAAATGTGCAGTAGGGTCTCTACGACCAAAGTCGGTACCGGTTACACGTCTCCAGGAATCTGGAATTTTGAACGGTTCACAGAACCAATCCACAAAATTAGGGTAGACTAAGCCTTCTGTATACTTGAAAGAACCTTTTAAGTAACGGTTAATCCACCAAGGTTCCTTGTTTTTAGCAAGATTTTCTTCATAATCTGGTGGTAAATAGGTATTAGCACTAGTAGCTGAGATATGTGTAGAGATAGAAGGGTCTCTTCTTTCAGGCCTAACCTTATACCTATCCTTAACATCACCGTGATAGTAGATTACATCAGAACACATTAGCCAGTCGTTATTGAGCCATCCGACATCAGGGTTAGAGCTAAGGAGCATTTTTAAACGGTTTTTACCTTTGAAGAATGCCACCTTATTTCTAAGACGAGCTACTAGGAAAGCTACGACTGAATAATCAACTTCGGAAGCTTCTTCTATCCATATTATACTCAAGTTAGCTGACCTGATTTTACCTTCTTTATCTAAAGCTTTAGCAGAAATACGGGAACCGTTAATAAGCTGAATGTACCAGTTAACTTTATCTTGGTTAGATTTAGCAACTAAATCCAGAGGAAGGTTGTCACAGATGAACTTGAGACAAGTATCTGAAACCTGGCCCCACGTAGCAGCACCTATCAGACCAGCTGAATTTGGTATTTGGAGGACAGTACAGAGGAATTCCATCCCACAGGTATAAGTCTTAGCAGAACCGAATCCACCTGCATAAAGTTTCTTTTGATGAGGGTCTTGATGGAATGCTGCTTGGTGAGGCATTGGTTTATATGTACAAATATGGGCATTGCATACTGGACAATGTACAAAGAATTCGCACGGTGTACCGCTGAATGATATATCTTCTTCTACGTGTCCGTAATGACAATGAGGACATAACATCCCAGGTTCTAGGGTATAGATACTTGACGTATTTCGTCCAAACGCAGTGGAATGGAATACATCATCAAAAGTCGGAACTTTGATAGGAGTGGGAGTAGCATCCTCGCCACCTTGAACCTCAGTATCCGACAATAAATCACCTAGAATTTCTTTTAAATTATTCTTTTTCATCTTTCTTTTCCATAACAGGTGTAGTTAATCCTAAACGTTTATTTAGAATCATATTAGCAGAATCAGCTGTCATACCTAATTCCTTTTGTAAAATATCTCCTGCTAAGAGATAAGCAGCAAATTTGACATCTTCTGTCCATTTCTTATCTTCTTCGGTTTCAGGTCTAGAAAGAATTTTATCCATATTCTTCTTAAACTTTTTATGACTTTTAGAAAGAGTATAGTGTTCAGCTTCAGGAACTAACTTATTTAAGAAAATTCCGAATGTGTTATTCCAGTGGTCGAACACTTTTTCTTTTGGATTCTTTTTTAACAATCCGACAGTATATGTCTCCATAACTGCCATCCATAAACTAGTGAATTCTTCAGGAGTGAATACTCCACCGTGAAAATCCACTTTAACTTTAGTGTCATCGCCATTTCTGAGAGCGACTCTAATCACCTTTTCATTTTTCTTGTTCATATTGTAGGGCTTCCTTTCTTATATGTTGCTTACCTTGCATGCGTACCTTTTTCCTGAGAATACTTTTATCCGATAGGATTTGGTTATGCTTAGCATGTTTACAGTAATAGCGTTTAGCAAATCTGTCCATAGGATGTACTTTTCGGTAAGCGTTTGATTTTTCCATATAAACATTATATAAAATAAAAAACTTCCCGTAAAGAGAAGTTAGTTTGTCTCAGCTTTTCCCTTTTCTCCCAGCCATGAAACGATGCTTTTTGAAATTATCTGAAGCTTTTATCTGGGACCTTCCCTAGGTCATGGTCATTTTTATCCCTCTACTTACGTGAGAGGTGTAGTCTACATCTACCCGTACTCGGCTTACGCTAGTCCACCTTGTGCACTGACGAACTAGTTTCTTGACAATGGTATTATAACATATGGTTAGAAATGTGTAAATGGTATTATAGTGCTATTGACATCTAGTGTTATATGTGTTTGACATAGTGTGTCAAATAAAGGTTTTGACATAGTGTGTCAAATAATGAGAGAGGGTGTGAACACCGTAGGTATACTATTTAGTATACCAGCGTTCAGTATTTCAAACCCTAGCCCCCATTTAAGATTTATGAAATCTATTTAGATTTCGTGATACTTGTATAGGAGGAAAGATACATGAAAATGCAAGTTACTGAATGTAAAAAGTCATTCAAATTTACCAACATGTGGGTAGTTACCTACGAAGTTACAACTGAGGATTTCTTCACAGGTGAGAAGAACACAGTTAAACACCACATCTTCAGTTTAGTTGAAGTCCAACCAGGACTTAGAACAGTTGTTAAAGAACACAATGAAGACTTCACCAAGTTTTGGATTAAGGAGGTTAAGGAATAATGAAATCAGCATTATTAGCAGGTTTGAAAGCAGTTGTTAACCAAGTTAAAGAAAACGTTGTTGAAATGGCTAAAAAGACAGTTGAAAACAACGGTTACAAGGTTGTACAACCAGCAAACAAAAAAGATAGCAAATAAATTGCTACAGGCGTACACGTGCGTGTACGTCTTTTTTATTTGTCAGTTCTATCGTAATAGATATTATAATCAGTAATACTCAGGTAAATACAGGTATTTACACATGTATTATGATTTTATTTTATGTGTTATTGCATACCATATCAGATATGTTGACAGATATTGTCTAATATACAGTATTTAGACATATTTTGTTCAAAATATTCAGATATTTATATACAGATATAACTTAGGTACTTTTCCCAAGAAAATTAATAATAAAAGAAAGGTTTTTCAAGATACACTTAATATCAAACTCTATTAATTGTACACATTTATACACACTTATACATACAAACAGATACTTGTGTTATAATATTTTACCCCACGATAAAATAGTACAACACTGCGTATACAGAATATAAAATATTCAGTTTATAAAACAGATAAGATTTGACATTCAGTGTCAAAACAGTGAAATATAAACCCCATTTATTTGTTCATGAAATAAATGGAATTTTCGTAATTTATTTCATAAGTTCATTTTTGAAGAAAGGAGATACATTATGGACTTTTTAGTGATTTATGATAAAGGTAAAAACTCTAGTGAGGTTTTCCAAATCTATTGTTCAGCAGAGGATGCAGAACAAGCAAGCAAGGAAATTAAAGAAAAATTTCCAAACTACAGAATCTTAGGTATTTTACTATTAAATAGTAAACATACTGAAGATATAGTCAATAATTTTACAATGGCTTGTAAAATTGAAGACAATTTCAGAAACACTATTAGAGATAATATTGTTTCTTATGAGCAATAATTTGATTTTATTGCGAATTGTGAAAATTAAAATCTAAATTATTAGGAGGAAATCAAAGATGGAAAAGATTTTAGTTAAAGAACAACAAGAGATTTTAGCAATGTGTAAACAAGTTGCTAAGAAAGAAGAAGACAAACTAATGTTTGTTGAATTAGGTAGAGATATGTTTAAAGATAATAAATATATCTTAAACAAATATTTCAGAAATGAGAATTTACAAGATTGCTATTACGCAAACTTATTAGCATTTAGAAATGTTCCAGATATTAATCTTTATGACATAAAGAAACAACTTAAGAAAGATTTCGGTAAATCAGTTAGTTTAGCAGGATATAAATATAATCCAGAACATTACAGATTTGCAGATTGTTCTCTTCAAGAAGAATATGAAGAAGATTTATTCAAATCCAAAACTAATGAAGAAGAAAACGCTGAATTTGAGGCTGAAAGAAGAACTTCTTCAGTTGACCCAATAGATTTCGACGCAGTTGAAAGTCTTTATGCAGTGTTATTTAAAGGCATTAATGCTAGATTAGTAATGATATTACATTTAGAAGACATTCCAGGCATTATAAATAATGCATATGATTGTTATTATAAAGGAGTTACTTGCAGTGC